CAACTACGCAAGATACCCATTATGGATTCAGTCCATAATGCCCAGAGTGATCAGAACAAAAAGGTTTGCTCTAAATCAAAAATTCAAAAGAAGTTGTGTGGTGTCACCCGTAAGGGTGGCAAAACACATATTGAGAATACTAAGCAATTAAGCTCCACTTTCTCATTACCTTCCAAAGAAGTTTTAAATGTTACGGAGGCGTGCTGTTCTATAGTTGAACTTTACACACTGGTAGGCTTACCTAGCCCACAGCCCCCGGGCTGGTTCAGTCAGAAAGAATCTCTCAGAAATAAAAATCAAATTAGAGAGAAAACAATCCTGATGAATCAGTCTTTATATAAATTTATATATATATTCTTATCGTATGTCAAGGTCCATGGTGAGGGATCGTGGGTGAAGCTCCTTAAGTGGAAATTCCCCGCATTCTTCTCCTTCCACCGTAGTCAAAAGATCGCACCTTTACCTCCTATTAATTTTGAGGCTTTGAAGAAATTCAAGGTTCCAAGGTTTCCAGATCTGGTGATTGATGAAGACCATTGGCTTTTTAAGCCATCCACCCTAGTTGGGGGGATGCCACAGAAGTATTTAAACCTGTGGTCACTTAAGAAGACCAATCGCGACAAAGGCTATTGTGATAAGTTTTGGACAGTAATTAATTCCTCACTTCAGTTAAAGAAGGCGATGCCGCCTATACCTGAGAGTTTGATTGAGGCCAGTATTGAATCCACTATAGAGGATCTTACCGGTGTCCCGAAGGTCTCGGGACCAGTCTATTTATTGGACGCCCTCGGTCAAGCCTATTGTGTAGACTACCATTATATTGGGTATCAATGTCGGAGATCAGTTACTGAACTGTTCCATGACTGTTGGTGTGAGAGCACTGACGGTTGTTTTACAGAAGAAGATCTGTTCGAAGTATTTGCTGCTTCATCGTCTGCTAATTATATAAAATCACGCTCGAAGTTAGGTGCCATTGGAGAACTCTATGATATACGGGTCTTTGGTCAGCATCCTGATTGTGTTGAGCTTGGTGAAGAGGAAGTTACATTCCACGAGCCCGTGAGTCCCTTTTATGGGGAATGTGGCATTTTGGATCAGAAATTGATCGATGCCCAGTCAGTTCTCGGTGAGAGTTCTGATCATGGTGTAGCTATCGTGGTTGATGTAGATGAGTTAAAAGAGGTGTGGAGAGAACAGTATTTGGATCTTTTTGAAAGAGCTATGAAGGAACACCCCATAGTGGAAGCCGTTGGATTGTCCGAGCCGCTAAAGGCTAGGATTATATCTAAGGGTCCCCCAATTACATATACTGTGCTCAAACCATTTCAGGCTTGGCTCTGGCGAGTCCTTAAAAACACAAAGTGTTTGCGTTAATAGGTCGTTATGTATCCGAAGAGGATATTGACCGAATAGTAAAGGGCATGCCGGAGGGCGGAAAGCTTCTGTCAGGTGATTATGTTGCTTCAACTAATAACCTCCATTCATGGGTGACTGAAACCATCTGTGATCAGCTTATGATTGAAATTGGTGAGAGTATTCCTCGTGAGTTTTTGGCTAGATTGCCTCCGAATTTTCTTGTGAACTTAAAAACATTGTTTTTGAGGGCACTAACACGTCATGTGTTTGATTATAAGGGAGCCTGGCGTGACCAAACAGAAGGTCAACTCATGGGATCTATTATCTCCTTTCCTATTTTATGTATTGCCAACGCAGCGCTTTGCCGTGCTTCTATGGAGAAGGCGACGGGTAAGACTTATAGGTTGACAGATGCCCCGTATAAGGGCGGGGGTAAATTAGCCCCTTTAGCCATTAATGGCGATGATTGTCTGTTGGCTGGCCCTCCCGTGTTAGAAACACATTGGGAAGTCACCACTTCTGTGGCGGGGCTCAGCTCTAGCGAAGGTAAAACATTCTTTTCGG